GTGCTGGGCAGGACTGGATAGCCAAGACAGCACTGAGCGATGCCCCCTCTTCTTTTCAAACCTATGACACTTACATTCCAGACTAACCAACAAAGGGTAGAAATCTCGATCAGCGATGAAGCTGATTTAAGCGAGTTTGTGGAAGCTTGCCGAGCTGGCGCTTTCGCTTTCGGTTACAGTATAGAGGCTATTTTAGATTGCTTCACGACCACCGAAGAACTTGACGCATTGGAAACCTTAATGGACGACGAGCTTTAATTATGGCTGGCAAGGGCGACACTTATAGGCCGGTGAATCTGGCCAGATACGAAACCAACTTCGACAACATTTTCAGATCATGCCAATCAACTCAAGAGCCAAAGGAGCAAGAGGAGAACGCCAATGGCGGGACCAGTTGCGCAACGAAGGTTTTGACGCACGACGAGGACAGCAGTTCTCAGGCGGAGCAGACTCTCCTGACGTAATCTGCGATTCACTCCCAGGCATTCACTGGGAGGTCAAAAACGTGCAAGCTGGCAATCCATACGACTGGATGGAGCAAGCTGAACGTGACGCAGGATCTAACAAAATGCCCATTGTAGCGCACAAACGAAACAACAAGGAATGGCTCTGCATTCTGAGAGCTGCTGACCTGTTCGCCTTGCTACGCGAAACCAACCAACCACTCATCACACAACATGCAACGAACCAACAAGGAAACAGTGAAAGCTCACCTCAACGTATTGTTAGGCCAGCTTCTCGGAGACTGGCAAGGAAACCAAAAGGTCATTAACTCGCTGCAATACGCCCTTCGGGCTGTGGACGCTTACGATCCACAAAGGACACCTCCCAAGCGGAGGTTTTTTAATCCCATTGAAGAAAAAGTGGAAAAGTAGAAAAAGTCACTTGCACATCCTGGAAGCTGGCTAAAGATGGGGGCGCACAAGGAAACCACACCACCCCACACGACCATGCAAGCCTTCGAAATTGCCCTGCACAACGCTTTTGAGATTTACGCCGAACTCGCGCAGATCACCAAACAGGAAGCCATCGAATCTTATCGCAAAAACAACAGCACGCGTGATAGCGTCATGCTGCTGATGTTGGCTCAAGCTGACAAATCCAAGCTCAAAGCATTGGCCGCAAAGCTGTAACAATTCACCGGAGCCGATTTACTTCCCCACACCCCACACGACCATGACAACCCCAATTGAACCAACCGCCGTGATCCTTCCAGTTTGGCTGGCCCAAACTGGGCCAGTTATGCCACTTTCCGAAGTGGATAGTTGGCCAGTAGTCATTCTCTCGCAATATGCGAGCGATGCGGAAATAGACGCTGCGAAAGAGGCTTTGCGTGCAATTAAGCAAGCCTAACCCCCACACCCCACACCCACACACCATGCCACCCAAGACCATCAAAGTAACCCCTGACGTTCACCGTCTCCTGCGGATCAAGGCCGCAGAGACTGGTTTAAGTCTCCAACAACAGGCCAAGGAGATCCTCTTGGCCGCACTGAAAGGAAACAAGCCATGAAAACCATAGAGCAATTTTGCTCTGAGCACTCAGCTTGCTCAGAAGGCCAAGAGTGGGCTCTTGCCCACTGCAAAAACATGCAAGAAGTCTGGAGCGCGGCCAAACCAGAATGGCTGATCTGGGTAGCGACACGTCCAGGAGTCTTAACGGAGCGAGAGCTAAGGCTGTTTGCAGTGTGTTGCGCTCGAAGCGTGCAGCACTTGTTGACTGATCCTAGGTCAATCGAAGCTATTACCATAGCCGAACGCTATGCCAACGGCGAGGCGACGGAAGAAGAGCTGGCCGCAGCTAGAGACGCAGCTTGGATCGCAGCTAGGGCCGCAGCTAGAGACGCAGCTAGGGCCGCAGCTTGGACCGCAGATAAAGATGCAGCTATGGCCGCAGGTAGAGCCCCAACTTGGGCCGAAGATAGTGCCGCAGATTGGGCCGAATGGCTTCGAAACAACACGCAACCTAATTTCTTATGACCCACGCCGAAGCCATGGCCGTTGTGCAAGAGCTGACCGAGCTGGCAGCAAAGACGGCAACAACACCAGCCGATTCAGCCTACCTGCTGGGCTACATTCAGAGCAGGCTAGCTCAAACGCTAGTTGAGTGCCCTTCCGCTAGAGTTTCCACTTTTTCCCACATCCAACACTTGAAAAACACGACAAAATGAGACGCAAGACCTATCCTTCCCGCGAGTGTGACCGCACACTCGAATGGCAGCAACGCCGACTCGCTGGCATTCGTGCTCACAAGCCAGGCTACCAGGACGCCACGCTGTCTTTCCACCGGCAGCTCATTCACGACATGCTAGGAGCTGCCTTTCTAGCAGGACTTTGCATCGCGCTAGCCTTGCTAGCCTTTGCCTGATTTCCCAAGGGTAAGCCTCGACCCTCGTGCAGGCCAACGACCGTTCCGGCGGGTGCGAAAATACCGGCAACACAAACACGACACGATGACACACGACGACACAACTCTCCAAGCCGCCATTGACGCGGCGCTTCAGACCAACGGCGAAAAATACGATGGATATTTGGTGACACTCAGTGATCATTACGCGTGGTCCAGGGAAGACTCCGCCCGCCTCGCTGTGGCTAAAGCTTTCTTGGCTGCTTTGCAGCCTGCGGAGTCATCCCCAGCCCGCGAGGCCAGCCAAGAGGCCGATCCATACGCCAAGGAGAAGGCGGCTCATGCGGCTGGTAAGGTGATACAGTACACAGACGACAACAACTACAACGGTAAGTGGCAGGACTGCCCTCGCCCGCAATGGGTAAAAGAGAGTGAGCATAACATTAATCCACGCTACCGCGTCAAACCTGAGGCGTTCAAGGCTCACGGCAAGACCTGGACACGGCACAACCCCAGCGACCCAATGCCATGCGATGGAAAGGCCAAGATTGAGGTAATTTTCCAGGATGGCTCGTTTAGCGGCCTTCCGACGGCAGCAAGTATTTGGGAATGGTCTAAAGAGAATCCACAAAATGAATGGATTATCGGCTGGCGCTACGCCGACCAGCCTGCCGAGCCAGCCCCATCCTGGGAGCCAGCCGTGGGCGATGTCGTCCGGCTGAAGTCGGGCGGGCCGGAGATGGTTATATCTAGGTTAGACAATGACGACGGCGCACACTGTTTTAGGTACAGCCGCACAGGCATAAAGCAGGACCGACTGCCTATTGCCTGCCTGGAGCCAGTCAGAAAGGAGGTCCAGCCATGACACACGACAACCAACCTTCGGTTTGTTCTCCGACGATTTACCCCAGACCACCGATGCAAACATACGACAGACCAACACCTGAAACCGACGCCTTCATGCTCCAAATTGACGACTCGGAAATAGACCTTTCCCAAGTCGCTGCAAAACTCAAGGCGCTCGAATGCGAAAGAGATTATGCCCGCGAACTATTGAAGAGCAAGGCTGTTGACCAGCAGCAGGCTTGTTCGCTTTCTGCCGTCGAGGCTTGGCTTGCAAATGCGGAGTACTGGACAGCTGCCGCTGACAAAGTAGCCGACTCTTTGCTAGCAAAATACGGGCTAGCCGAAGAAATGCGATCAACTGTATGGAACGCTGCCTGGGAAGGCATTCGAGAAGCATGGGCCGTCATGGAGGGCTGCTGTGAAAGTAAAGCGAACAATCCCGAACAGAAACAACACTAACAAAACCATGACAAAAGAACAACTCGACCACCTCCGCCTCCTCAAAGCCCACCTGGAGGGCCTGCTGGCCAAAGCCGCCAAGCGGACGCCAGGGGAGTGGACTACTCTAAGCAAGACCGAGCACATAGATTACGGAGAGCCTATTCGCGTTGTGTCCGACCAGCCGCCGTTTTCAGTGGCATATCACGGTTCTGAAAATTGCTTCCTGTCGGCTGGTGACGCCGCCTTCATCGCCTCCTGCGCAGGCAACGCCGAGGCTGGCTGGCGGAGCACGTTAAAGGCGATTGACCTGTGTATAGCCAACTTACACACAGATCCCGAATTTCCAACGCATGAGCGAGGCGAAATCTGCGACAACGACGGTCGAGGTTGCAGAGCGTGCGAATACACTGAGCGTATGCTGCTTGGCCCCCTCCTCGCTGAGTGGCCCATCGAATCCTTGAAGAACAACTAACCAACACCATGACAACACAACGAGGCGGACCACGCCACGCACCAGCTAGCCAGAAACTAGCTAAGCTCAAGAGACTCAGAGCCATGCTAGCCGACGGCTACGGCATGGAGATCGCCTGCAAAAGAGCAGGCACGACAAGCATCACAGCCCGAAATTGGGCAAAGGAACTCAACTTCAAACTCAAGCCATGACCACGACACCACGACCGACGCCAGAGACGGAAAAAGCTTTTGCAGACCGAGATCATTTTTTTGCCAAAATAGTGCTACTAGAACAAGAGCGCGACAAGGCGAGAGGGCAACTTGAGGCCATGCGGACGGCTATCAAGGAGGTATATAACTCGTTTGCTGACGAGCCTGCAAGCGACTCTGCATGGCTTTTGGACGACCGACAAACAGCCGCCCTCACCAACCTCCAACCCTTCCTCAAGCCATGACCACGACACCTCCGCCAGGAAGCCCCGAAGCGGTCAAGCTTGGCTGTCGCTGCCCCGTGATGGACAACCACCACGGCGCTGGTTACATGGGCGTTCGAGGCGTTTACGTTTACAGCGGAAATTGCCCCCTTCATAATGTTTCACGCGATTATGAGGAACAAGGTATAACAGATAAAACAGAATGAATTACTACCCCTTTCACCCTGGCGATTACCTGCGCGATACGGCTCACCTCGACCCGCTCGAAGACCTAGCCTACCGTCGTTTGCTAGACCTTTACTACCTCTCTGAGGCTCCTATCCCACTGGAAACCCAGCTGGTTAGCCGTAGGTTACGGCTAGGTTACGAGTCGGTTATTTCAGTGCTGAATGAGTTTTTCATTTGCACAGAAAAGGGATACACTCACAAGCGTTGTGATGTTGAGATTGCTAATTACAGGCATCGACAGGACAAATCACGACAGAACGGAAAGCGCGGTGGGAGGCCGAAGAAAACCCAGCAGGTTATTTTAGCTAACCCAGAGGAAACCCAGAGCAAACCTAACGTAACCCAGCCGAAAGCTAACCAGAACCAGAACCAGAATAATACTTCCGTAGGTTTCACGGAGTTCTGGAAAGCCTACCCGAACAAGACCGGAAAAGGAGCTGCCGAGAAGTCGTGGGAAAAGCAGAAGCCAGACCTTGCCACCGTCCTAGCTGCCCTAGCCTGGCAAACCAAGCAGGACGCTTGGACGAAAGACCAGGGGAAGTTCATCCCACACCCTTCGACCTACTTGAACCAGAGACGGTGGGAAGACGAGCAGCCAGTCACGAAACCTAAAGCCATAGGAGGACTTAACCTGTGAGCCTTCAAGCCGCTACCGAAGAAAGCCTGCTGGCAATATTCGCTCAAGACCCCGAGAGCTTGCGTAAGTCTCTCCACGCCATCACGGCTGAGATGTTCTCACCTGAGAATCGCGGTTTGTTTCGTGAACTGGTCGATAGCGTAGGTCGTGATGAGTCGCCGGACTTGCTGCTGGTCACTGCCAAACTGCGCGAAAAGGACGCTCTGGAGACGTTTGGCGGAGCTGCAAGGCTGACTGACCTCTGGACTAGCCCTGTTTTGCACAGAAACGCCTCAAAATACGTTTCTGATTTGCGCCGAGGGTATGAGGTGCGGAAACGCATCGAGACGCTGAAAAAGGCCACAGAAACGCTAGAACTTGCAGTCATTGCTGGAACAGACACTAGCACTGCCATTGCTGAGGCTGAGGCCATGCTAGCCGAAGCTGGTAAAATCCCTGGCAAGCCGTTAGCTAGCAAGACCATGGGTGAACTCTCCGTGGACATCATCGAGGGCATTGAAGCTAGGACGATGCGAGGGAATGCACTCCCAGGCATATCAACCGGCTTTGACACCATTGACGCCAAGACTCAAGGAATGCAGCCAGGTAGAGTCTGGGTCATTGCTGGCAAACCTGGAGACGGGAAGTCAGTGCTCATGCAGAACTTCCTGGAAAGCGCTCTGGACGCTGGCAAACGGGTCAGGATTTACCCCCTGGAGATGAGCCAGGAGGAGCAAGCTTACCGCATCCTTTGCAGCCAAGGTGGACTCGATAACCAAGCTGTATGGAAAGGGCTGATGAGTCGTAGCGATACCGTAGCTCTCCATGAAGCTATCCGAAGGCTAGCCAAGGCTAAGGCTGACATCGTGGACGTGAATGGAGCTTCAGCCACGGAAATTCTGGCTGATATTGAGCAGTGCGAAGCCGATGTGGTCATGGTTGACTATCTTCAGCTCATGGAGGACGAAGGGCGAAAGGGCGCAACCCGAGAAGAGCTAGTTGCTAGCATCTCTAGGAGGCTGAAACGAACGGCAGTGAAGTCTCAAAAAATCGTGCTCACTGCTAGCCAACTGAATGACAATAACCAGCTCAGGGAGTCCAGAGCCATAGGCCAGGACGCTGATCATATCCTTTTCCTAAACAAGGTGGACGACAACGACGAGAAGCGCATTGTCTCTTGCGAGAAGAACCGCACCGGAGAAAGGTTCTGGAAACTAGAGCTAGACTTCCTCGGGAGATTCTACAAGTTCAGGGAGCCAGCTAAGTTTTAAAAAACAAGACATGCAGCATATATACACAGCTTTATTAAGCCTTGTTATTCTAGTGACCTCCTGTGAAAAACAGGACAGTAGGCTACCTGAGCATAAGGGAGGTGACTTTGTAAAAATTCGTTTATCCCAAGAGCAAGTTATGGTTCTTCGGCATGCTTATCACGCATTTACTTATGATGACGGAGTATATGAAGTGCGTCATAAAGACGGACGCATAACCGAAGTGCAACCATTCGAAATTGAAAAATAACAAAATCACCAAGCGGCAATGAATGATATTCTCACTTTAGTTTTTGGTTTACTCTCAACAATACCGTTAATTATTCTTGTTCTTTCTATCGCTTTCGAAGTGTGGGGACGTTACAGCGAAACTAATTACAGCGAAACTAAACACCGCCGAATGATTGAGGAGTTAGAAGCAAAAAGAAGAGTCGGTAAACATAAATAAACAGCATGGACACAGACGCCTATAATTTGTTAGCCGAAAGGCTAGGACTCAAGACTGACATCGGCCGTAAGGCTCTCACGTTAGCTATTGAGAATATCAAGACGCTAGACCGCAAGCAGCAGGACTACGGCTCGCAGAACATTGCCAGGCATGGTCAATATGGTGTCATTGTTCGCTGCGATGACAAGACGGCTAGGCTGGCTAATCTGCTAAACAAAGACACAGCGCAAAATGAAAGCGTTCTTGATAGCTGGTTAGACCTAGCTAATTACGGCATCATTGGCGCTTTGGTTTCACTAGGAGAATGGGAGTAATACCATGAAAGCTAGCATTACCATTGGCGGGAAGAAGCTCAGCATTGTTTGGGCTGATATTGAGGAGTTCGGCACGTATTGCCACGACTCCGCCTGCATTGCTCTTAGCTCTAATCTAAAGGGTGACGCTATCACGGCCATGGACACCTTGCGCCACGAACTGATGCACGCTGCCCTGGCTATCTCTGGAGTCGGTTTCGGTATTACCCAAGAACAGGAAGAACAGATCGTGCGTTGCATGGAGAGTATCTTCTTCCCTGCTTGGGATCAGCTCAACCAGGATGGCCTTAGATGGGGCAGAAAGGCCGAAAAACGGAAGGCTAAGGCTAAAGCAGTATTAACACGCCAAAGGAGGACGCGATGATGGAAGGAAGGCTGAAAACGACAATGAACCGGCACACAGGTGAAAACCTGGATGACGAGGTCAAGCAGCAGGTTCTCGCCTACCTGAAGGAAGGGAATGGCATCGTGGCGACTGCGAAGAAGTTCGAGCTAACCACACACATTGTCACCTCTCTCCGTGACAAGGCAGAGGAAAACGATCCCGCATTCAACCTAGCTGCATGGAAGAAGCAGACGGCAGCTACGCTGTCACACTTCGCCGCGAAAGGGAGTCAGAGGCTTGTGGATGAAGTGGACAGAATGCCACTAGCGTCGTTACCCATCGCCATCGCCGTGGCCATTGACAAAATCCAGGCGCTTCACGACCAGCCTCAAACCGTGGTCGAACATCGTTTACGCGTTGATCATCAAAGCGTTAACAGCCTCTTTGACGCCAACGGCATCGTTCTCGAGGGTGAGTTCACCGAAGTCAGCGATCCTGAGTCTATTGAGACTGGCAGGGATTAACTACAAACAATAAGCGTAATGCGAAGCGAAACGACACAAGGTAACGCCATGAAGATCAACGATTTGCGCTACGGCAAGCTAGCTGAGTCTCAACAGTGCGGCCTTCCTGAGTCGCAAGATGGGGGGGAGGGGGTCTGAATTTAGCGCAGCTTGAAAAAGCTTGATGAGTAACCACTTCTGAAAAATTTCTGCAAAAGACCATGGATAAGCAACAACTCTGGAAAATCTACACGGACAAGAACCCATCCTTCGCTGGTGACGGCGAGGTAACGCTAACCGCTGCCGGTCTTCGCAAGCTCTTTGATACGACCTTTGAGCAAGGCGTGGAGCATGGTAAGCGACGCAGCGCGATCGAAGCCGCTCTAAAGGAAAAGCTCTTCCAAGGAAAGCCATTCTTTGCTCCCTAATGTTCACGAAATAGATTTCATTAACATGCCTCCCACTCTACGCTCTCGCTGTCATTCTGCCTTCCTCGAAGTCCTGGTGCTCCTCGATCACGTCAAAGAGACGAATGATCCGGTGGATCAGGAAGTGATCGACGAACTGCAAGAGGAAATTGAAACTCTACTTGATCTTCTGGAGATTAACGCTAAGGGGGTGACTCATGGAAGCAACTAAACCTATCCTCCTTGATGACCTAGCCGCTAGCTTGGGAGTCAAACCCAAGCAGGTTAAAGCAGAGCTAAAGCCAGGTAAACACTGGTTTGTCGGACGCTATAAAAAGACCTATCTGACCCCAGCCGGACAGGCTAAGGCGAAAGAGCTTTATGAGCTTTATGGCTCTTGGGTAGAAACCTCAAATGAGCAGGATGAAGCCATTGAGCCTGAGCTAGAGGAGGCCGTTTCAGAGCCTCCTGCACAGCCTGAGCCATCGAAGGCTGACGCTGGTCTAGCTCGTTTGCTAGCTGAGTCTGAAACAGCCGTGGTGAAACACACTCGTTTTGCGAACAAACGTGTTTTGCTAGTCGCCCACAAGGGAAGTGACTGCATTTGCTTGTGCAAGGACAGCCGATACTTTACACCAGGGATGGTCATTCCGGTGAGATATGACGGAAACACCCTGGTTAGCAAATATCAGCCTAGAAGACTTGGAAAGCTTTGAACCTTTTACCTGCCGTGTCTGTGCTGACCGACCGAATCGTCAGGACTGTTTATAACGGTCGCGTTAATCGGGAAGCTCAACGAGCACAATCGCCCTTTTGGAGCCACCGTAACCCATCTAAAAGATGGCCGGACGTTGAGGCGGCAGGTAACTTTTCCCCTCTTGGGAAACCCTCTAGTCGGGGGATGAGACGCGTGAATCACCCTGGCAGGCTAGAGGTTATTTTTTGACCCTGAACAATAACGAATATGAACATCATTGGAAAGACTATTCGAGAAAGATACCTGAATACACAATCGAGCTTATCGCCGTTGGAGGTGGCGACTTGTTCATCCTCTTCCGAGTTACCCTAAACCATTGATGCCATGATAGACGAAAATATACTCAAAGCGATCAGCGAAAAGGCCGCAGCTAGAGCCGAAATCCGCGAGATTCTGCGCGGGTTTGAATGTCCCCACGTAGAAACAACCGTTGGGCTCATCACGGTGAACTCCGCCAGCAAATACAAGACAGATGCAAGCGACTCCGCCGACTGGCTCCATCGCAATCTGCCGAAAGTGGAGACCGAACTGAAGGAGTGCGCGCGCGCCATATTGGAGCGGGAAATCGCTGAAATCGACGCGTGGCTCTCTGAGCGCATCATTGTATGAACAACAATAACGACCCAAGACAATGAAAGACACGGACACTTCAACTACAGGCTCTACATCGGAGCAACAACCATGACAAAGCTCGATCTCGCTTTTATGAAAAATCAAGAGTTCCTTCGACTTTACGAGGAAGGTTTTGCGTGTGGAACTGCTGCTTCCCTCGCTCTTGGTGGAACTTATGGCGCGGAGTGGTATGCCGATAACCGCAACTTGACCGGCGAGGAGCGGGAAGAGTTTGTGATGGGGTTTAACGCTGCTCTGGATGGAGCTTGATACCCATGCCCTACGGTCTTCCAGGTGCGATTAAGCTGCGAGATAACGTGCTTGCTCTGTCTCTGGACGGCTTGAAGCAGGTGGTCTTGAAGGAAGGCACTTTGTTGCAGCCGCTTTACCCTGGTGCCGATCAGGACGGCTGGAACGGTGAATGGCGGGTCAAGGTGGTGAAGACCGGAGAAGAGTGGATGTTGGCGAAAGAGGAGCTGGAGAAGCATTTATGACAGACTTCATTTACAACTTCGTGTGCATTTTCATCGTGCTTTACTACATGCTGAAGAAGTAAGCTGCTCTCTCTCTGCCAAGACCCCCCCTCCCCCCATGGAAATGGTGGTAAGGAGAGGCGACCTTTCAGACTTGTTTAGACTCGCTCTGTAAACTTGCGCGCCCTGCGAGATATTCCGTTGGCTACGGAAAGCACAGCCTTCTCAGTGCTGGCGTTTCGAGCTTTGCTAACGTTTCCGTTTCGCTGCCCTGTTTTGTGGACGTTGGGCAAGTAACCATAAAAAAAGAGGCTGACGTATGCAAGACGCCAGCCCCTAGTGGTTGCAACAAGAGCGGAGAGCGCTCTTGCATAGCGCAACCTATGTTTGCGCTATTATCCTCCCCCTTGCGACCCAATCAAGGGCAAACTAGCGTTAAGTATGAGCAAAGACCCACGCCTCGCTAGAGTCGGTGTCTCTGGCTACAACAAGCCGAAGAGAACGCCATCCCATCCAACGAAGAGCCATGTTGTCGTGGCAAAGCAAGGCGACCAGGTGAAGACCATTCGCTTCGGCCAGCAGGGTGTCAGCGGATCGCCTCCCAAGAAAGGCGAGAGCGAGAGCTACAAGAACCGCCGTGAGTCCTTTAAGGCGCGTCATGCCGAGAACATCAAGAAAGGCAAGATGTCAGCGGCCTATTGGGCTGACAAAGAGAAGTGGTGAACCTCTAGCCCTGCATGTTTCAGCTCGAAGTTACCAAAGATAATCTAGGCCAATACCGGCCTACGCCTCACCCTATCCTGGTGGCGCCTTCACCGGAAACTATCGCCGCCCTGGTGAAGAAAGTCGGCATGGATGAAGTCGTAAGGCGTCTCCAGCTCCGCGAGGACAAGATTCTAGCCGAAAAGATGGACCCTTACCGGCATGGCTACGAGCCGGATCACTGGAAAACTGCTGACGCCTTGCTCTCTGACCCCGAGGTAAATGAATTGGTTATTCTTGGAGGAAACCGAGCAGGGAAGTCCGAGTATGCTGCTAAACGAGTAGCGCAGGTCTTGAGCCGTCACCCTGACAAAAGAGTGTGGTGCGTGCATACAACCAATATGAGCAGCGTGCAGATGCAGCAACCGTTGGTCTATAAATACCTGCCAGCTGAGTTTAAGACAGCCAAAAAGACGAAGATAACCAACGTCAGCTTCACGCAGAAGAACGGCTTCAGTGAGAATACCTTCGTTTTACCTAACCGTAGCCAGTGCTACTTCCTGAACCAGTCGCAAGACATGAAGGTCATCGAAGGTGGCGAGATCGACTTCCTCTGGATCGACGAAGAGGTGAACAACGACTGGCTGAAAACGCTCCGCTACCGTCTCGCCAGCCGACGAGGGAAGATGGTGCTTACGTTTACCCCTATCTCTGGTTATACCAGCGTCGTGAAAGAGTATATGGCAGGCGCTTCCATCACCGAATGGAAGGAAGCCAGCCTACTCAAGGACACGATCAACGTTCCAGGAGGCGAAAAAGGCACGATGCCGCACGTTGCTAGGTGTCACAAACCGAATGGCCGCATCATGTGGTATCATTCGGAGCTCAATTCTTACTCTCCCTTCAGCGAAATCCAAAGGGCACTGCATGGCAGAACCAATTACGAGGTCAAAATCCGTGCTTATGGTTACGCTGAAAGCCTAGCAGGCTCACAGTTTCCTAAATTCGGCGATTGGAACATCATCCCTCACGACAAAATCCCCGAAAAAGGCACCAATTACATGGCAGTTGATCCTGCTGGCGCTCGAAATTGGTTCATGCTCTGGCTCAGGGTGGACGAACATGGCAGAAAGTTCATTTATCGGGAGTTTCCAGACATTACCCATGGAGAATGGGCGTTGCCAAGCGACAAACCGGACGGTAGACCGGGCACAGCGCAGCGAAACGGCGCAGGAAGAGGGATCGCAGACTACAAAGGCTTAATTCGAGAGCTGGAAGGACGGGAAAACATCGCAGAACGCTTCATTGACCCTCGGGCAGGTGGCACTCAAGCCGTTGGTAGAGACGGTGGAACAAGCCTCATCGACCTTTTGCAGGAAGACCCTGACCCCATGTGGTTTACACCAGCCGCAGGACTGCGAATTGATGAAGGAATCAGCATAATCAATGATTGGTTAGCCTGGGACAAAGACCAACCCTTGCTAGCCCTGCACAACGAGCCTAAGTTGTATATCAGTGAGAACTGCCGTAACCTTATTTACTCTCTCCGCGAGTGGACTGGAGCCGATGGCGACAAGGGCGCAACCAAAGATCCGGTTGATGTCCTTCGCTACCTTGCGGTGATGAATCCGGCAGATGAAACCATCTCAAGTTATCAACCTCAAGGTCAAATAGGAAGCTACTAATGAGTTACAAAAACAGCACCAACGGCGATAAGCTCACGTTTTACAGCGAAACGCCAGATGTGAACGAGCTTTCTACTGAGCTAACGCGTTGCCTTTACACGACGGCTGACCTGGAGAGGCTAAACAACTCCGACGACATCCGTTTCTGTCGCTGGGCAGGTCAATCGGATGACGGCAAGAAGCATTCCGAGAATCTGCCTAACAACAGGCAAGCTTTCCCCTTCGAAGGAGCTTCTGATGTCAGAAACCGCTTGGTTGATTCGACGATCAACGAGCTAGCCTGCCTTCTCACGACCAGTTTCGAGCGTAGCCAGCTCAATATCACCGGCACGGAGTTTAACGACATGGCTGCCGCTTCCGCCGCCACAACGCTGATGAATTGGATCACTCAGCAGAAGCTCCGCGCTGACATTGCCAGGGAATCCGAGCTTGGTGCTCAGTATGGCCTGCAATACGGCTGGACGATCTTCCATGTGGGATGGGACCAGCAGCTAGGCACTCGTTTCCAATCCATCACCATGGATGAAATCGCGGCGATTGCCCAACAAATGCCAGATTCGACCTTGGCTGATCTGCCTAACCTCATCCAGAACAAAGAAAGCGCCGATCTGGCTGCGCAGCTCATCACAGCAGCTATCCCTCAGTATAGCATCAAGGACGCCAAGAAGTTGGTCAATGAACTGCGCGAACTAGGCACAGGCCAGATTGAAGAAACCTACGTTAGGCGCAATCTGCCAAGCGTCACGGCGCTGAAACCCTTCGATGAAGTAGCTTTTCCGCCAGAAACGATCGACTTGCAAAACGCCCGTGTTATCTTCCGCCGTGTTTACATGACGGAAGTGGAGTTGCGGTCTAACGTCAAAGATAACGGCTGGGATGAGGCTTTTGTTGAGCAAGCAGCCAACACAGCAGGCAAACAATCGTGGTATTCTGACCCCATGGACAGCATCACGACGCTTGGCGCTGCGCCTATCGTTCGCCAAGATAACCTGATCGAGATCGTTTACGCTTACGCTCGCCAGATTGGCCCTGAAGGGGTTCCAGGGATTTATTGCACGGTGTTTAGTCCGCTAGTTGGAGAAGGTTTATTCGCTAAGCATGAGCTTTTGGACTACGCACATGGCGACTATCCTTTTGTAGAGTTCCGCCGTGAAGTCGTTCGCCGTCCTATCACTGAAAGCCGTGGTATTCCTGAGATTGCACTGACTGACCAGGATGAAATCAAGGCACAGCATGACAGCATCCGCGACCGCACGGCCTTTGAGACGTTGCCGCCCATGAAGGTGGTTAAACGCATTGGGCAGATTAACAAAATCGGCCCTGGAGTCCAGCTTCCGGTCACGCGTCCTGATGATTATTCTTGGTTAGAAGCCCCAAGCAGAGCGCCAACAACGGCTTTTAACCTGATTGAGCGAGTCGAAAACAATCATGCTAACTACTTTGGTTTGAATCGTGCAACGGTAGTGCCCATCAAATCGCAACTGATGCAACAACAGATGGTCAATCGCTGGCTTTCCACCTGGGGCCGCATTTACTCGCAGATGTTCAGCTTGTGCCTGCAATACATGCCGCAGGAAGAGATTGTCAGAGTGACTGGCGTTCCGTTGAATCAAAATGTCACCGACATCGCAGGAAACTTTGATTTCCTCATTCGGTTTAACATCCAAACGCTTGATAATGACCTAGTAGCGAAAAAGCTTCAGGCCATCTCGCAGTTTGTTGTGCCTCTCGACGCTGGTGGCGTCTTGAATCGCAACAAGCTGATTCAAATGATCATCGAAGCCGTTGCTCCTGAGTCTGCCAGGGAACTGATCGTGGATCAATCCGCAGCGTCTGAAAAGATGTTCCGCGAGGTGCAAACCGATATTGGAATGATGATGCTGGGCAATGAGCCGCTTTACCGCGAGAACGACCCAACGGCACAGGCAAGGCTGCAATACACACAGGACGTTCTCTCGAAGAACCCCAAAGCACAGCAATCAGCGCAGACTGACCCTGTATTCCAGGCATTGCTGAAAAACTACGTCCAGAACCTTCAGATGAGCGTCCAGCAGCAGCAAAACGCGACCATTGGACGACTTGGTGTAACGCCAGTCAGTGAACAAATGCAGCCTCAAGCATGAACGAAAAAGACGTAATCGAAGCCTTCACCTTTGCCAAAGGCCCGCAGGCGTTCTGGGATGCTCTGAACGCAGTCATTCAGAGTGAGCATAACCAAGCTTTAGCTAATCTCCTCGACATCTCCAGCACAGGGGAAACAAGAGCACATTACGCTGGGCAAGTGGCAGCACTTATCGACCTGAGAGCAGTGCTTCAAGAGTATAACCAAAGGGCTAGCACAGAGCTTCAATTCAACCCTTGACCCGTCATGGGTCGATATTACTTTTGATTAGTTTCTTGGTTTCTCAAACCATGCCACGCGACCTCTGAACGGTCATTAAANNAACCTTCCAAAATCACGATGCCCAACAAGCCCATTGATGCTGAACAGCTCACCGGCTTGCTAAGACAGTCCCTCTTCGCTGACCCTGAAGAGCAGCCAACTCAGGCTGAAACTGAGACGGAAACCGAAACGGAGGACGAAAGCGAAGTGGAAAACACAGTGCAGGAGTCTAACGAAGAGGATACC